ATTGATGAAGAAATTAACAGGACAGCACAATCCCTTTACCCTTATGGGTGGTGGGTTATTTCACTTAGCCTTTGGTGCAATACTTACGGGTAGTGCTATTGGTTCAAACAAATAAGGATATTATAGTGGAAGAGAGAATTGTTAGAGTGGAAACAACATTAGACAAACACAGTACGCAAATAAACAAATTGTTTAGTCGTATTGAAGATACTAATGAGGCTATCCAGAAGATTAATAATAGTATGTTACAGATTAAATGGAGTGTTTATGGTGCTATTGGTTTCTATATTATTACTCAGATTGGAATTATTGAGGCATTTAAAGTAGCAGTATGATAGGATTTCTAACAAACATTGCACCAATAATATTAGGCTTCGTAGCTAAGTTATTTGCTTTAAAGAGCCAAGCAGCAGCAGAGAATCAGAAGTTGATGATTCAATCTCTTCAAGTAAGGAATGACTCTATTAATATGGCTAGAGATAGAGCAGACAAGGAATCACCTATGGCTGCTATGAATAGACGAGTAATTATATTTGTCATCTTAGGTTTAGTTATATTCACTCAAGTAGGACCAGTGTATTTCGATGTACCTACAGTAATACCTACAATAGTAGAAGGTTTTAGTTTCTTGGGAATACAGCTTACACCGGATGTAGTAGAGTATGCTACTGTAGATGGTCTGCTCAAGATGGATGAAATTTTTGGGTGGGCGACAATGATTATAGAGTTCTATTTTGGTGCTCAATTAGCTAAAGGGAAATAATATGACATATATACAAATTATAAATTCAGTTTTACGTAGGTTGAGAGAGGATACTATTGATGCTAATTGGTCAAATGATTTAATTGGCTCTACTGGACCTACAGACTATCAAGTTATGATAGGTGATTTTATTAATGAAGTTAAAAGGGAAGTAGAGGATGCTTGGAACTGGACTTCATTAAGACGAACTGAAACAGTTTCAACTGTAGATGGAACACGAAGTTATAATTTATCAAGTACAACACAAAGAAGCAGAGTTTTATCAGTACAGGAACAATCCCAGGGAGGTACATTACAATCAGTGCCTGATAGTTGGATTAAGACAACTCAATATCCAACGGAAAGCGATGGGGTTCCTGCTTATTTCTCAGTTAATAGTACCAGTAGTGGTTTATTAACAGCTCAGCTATATCCAAAACCTGACGGTGTTTATTCAGTTGATTTTCATTTACTGGACCCACAAGATAATTTGACTGAGGCAGCAGATGTGTTAACAGTTCCTGAGTATCCTGTTATATTAGGAACTTGGGCAAGAGCGATAGCGGAACGAGGTGAGGATGGAGGTTCATTATCCGACATGGCACAGTTCCAATATCAACAATCATTATCTGATGCCATACAACAAGATGTAGGAAGACATACAGATGAGGTAATTTGGAATGCCATCTAAACCAATACAACCACTTGTATTAGACTCTATTGGTACATACGGTTTAAACAGACAAGCTTCACCGTCTAGTTTAGACCATCAATGGCTAACTACAGCCAATAATATCATGTTAGATGATAGAGGTCGTATTTCCACTAGAGAGGGAGTTAAACAAATAAGTATTAATATTGGTGGAACTTCCGCTAATACTTTAATAGTTAAGTCATTAGGTGAATTTAGAAGCATTACTGGTGCCTCAACTATTTTTTGCGGTGCTGGTGCTAATGTTTATAAACTTAATACAGCAAATACACCCTATACTTTAGATGCACAAACCTTTTCCGGTGGAACAACTAAGACTGACGGTAATTGGCAATTTACAAATTTTAATAATCAGTTCTATGGAGTACAAGCAAGTAATAAACCCATTAACTATAGTGGCTCTACTTGGCTAGACTTGGAAGATGTAGGAAGTTATGCAGCTCCTAGTGGTGTAACTACATTTACACCTAGTTGTATACTTGGTGAGTTTGGTAGGCTATGGGTGGGTAGTATTGGTGAAAATAAAGATGTTATTTATTATTCCGATACTCTTGTTGGACATGATTTTAATGGTGGTGCGTCTGGTTCAATAGATTTAAAGACTGTATGGGGTGGTGATGAAGTAGTAGCTATTACTTCCTTTATGGGTAAGCTTGTCATATTTGGTAAGAATAATATTGTTATATATAATGACCCATGGAGTCCAGCAGCAGCTACATTTGTTTTAGATGAGGTAATAGAAGGTGTTGGTTGTGTAGCTAGAGATTCAGTACAGCTATTAGGTGACGATGTTGTATTTTTAAGTGCGTCAGGACTACGTTCATTGAGTCGTACAAAGATTCAAGATAAAATGCCATTGACTGATTTGTCCTTAGCTGTTAGAGATGAAATAAAAACACATATCATAGAAGCTGATATGAACCAAGTAAAAGGTCAGTATGATTTAGCTAGTGGTACTTACTTACTTTCCTTCCCTGATAGGAATATTGTTTATGTTTTTGATTTTAAATCAATAACTCCTGATAAAGCACCTAGATTAACTACTTGGAATTTTGCGTCAAAGAAAAATCCAAGGTCCTTTTTAGCTACTGCTGATGGTTCGTTACATATTGGACTGGGTGCTGGTGATTATGAAGGTAGAGTAGCTACTTATGGGGGTTACTTTGATGTGGAAAAATCAGATGTTACTGCTAGTTATGGTAGTTCAAGTCCCTGTGCAGCAGCAGGTGGTACATGGGAAACAGTTAATTCTAAATGTTGGCTAGATACGGACAACCCATACCAAGCGGACTTTAAAACTGTTTGGTTAGACTTTGAACAACCAGCTGTTACTAAAATATTGAAAAGATTTTTAGCTGTTTTTTCAGGTGGTAAAAATACAGCTGTAACTTTTAATTGGTATAGAGATTATAAAACTACTCCTGATTCAGCTAACTTTACATTAAAACCCGCTGCTGGGGGTACAAGTTATTTATGGGGAGGAAGTGCATCATTATATGGTGCAGCTAAATATGCTCCAGCATATCATCCAAAGGAGTATAAGGTTTCTTTATCTAAATCCGCTAAGGTTTTAAGATTGGAAATAATTCAAACAGTAAGAGGCTTTAAAGCCGCCCTACAAAACATGGTTGTATGGGCTAAACAAGGGAAAATAAGATAATGTCAGATTATAATTTACAAGTAAGCTGGTCCGGTAAAGATGCATTAAGTGATTCAGATGCAGATAAAGTCATTAGTGGTGATGACTTTCATACGGAATTTACAGCAGTTAAAACAGCGGTGGATACAAAAGCGGACATAGCTTCAGAAACTTTTACAGGCACACCACTAGCACCAACAGCGGCAGTATCTACAGATTCGACACAGATAGCCACTACTGCTTTTGTTAAGAATGTATTGGAAACTTACATATACCCAGTTGGTTCTATATATATGAATATGGCGGTTGCTACAAATCCGGGAACACTTCTTGGATTTGGTACTTGGGTTGCTTATGCGACAGGTCAAGCTCTAGTAGGTTATGAGGCTAGTGGTACATTTGATGCACTCGATGAAAGTCTTGGTGCTGAAACTTTCTCTGGAACTTCTGGAAGTACCACACTAACAACTTCTCAGATACCATCACATAACCACACTAATGGTTCTTATGATAGGATTCTTAAACAAGATGGTAGTTTAACAGCCGCTTCAATGGATAGTAGTGCAGGAGAACCAAATCTTGGTTCTAGTGCAGCAATGTCTGCAGCAGGTGGTGGGGCTGGACATACTCATACAATAGCAGGTTCAACATTACAACCAAGTGTAACAGTACATATGTGGAAAAGAACAGCATAATAATTAGGAGATAGAGATATGTGGGGACAAATAGCCAGTGCCTTAATAGGCGGCATAATGACAAACAGAGCTGCAAAGAAAGCAGCGGAACAACAACGACAGGCGGGTGAAACAGCTTACCAAAGGTCCGTACCTAGAGGTGTCAGTGGTTTGTTTGGCACTTTTGGCTATGATGAACAAGGTGGTTCAACAATGGCCTTGAGTGGCGACTTGCAAGCTCAATACGATGCCTTAATGGGCAGAGCTGGCCAGACTGGACAACAAATACAAGACTTAAACCCTCTTGAATTACAGAAGAGTTTATATGAACAACAGTATGGACTGTTACAGCCACAGCAAGAACAGGAAATGTTAGCTCAGGAATCGAGGTTACTTCAGCAAGGACGATTAGGAAGTACAGGCGGTGCTGGACAAATGCAGGCATTACAGGAAGCACAGGGACAACAAAGAGCTGGTTTACTAGCTAGTTCCTATGGTGTTGCACAACAAACTATGGACTCAATGAGGCAAAGAGAAATGATGGATAGGCAAAATGCTTTACAGATTGGTGGCCTTCCTATGAATTATGCAAACACAAGTGCACAGATGGCTGGCTTAATGGGACCTGCTGGACAATATGCAGGTAATGCTCAACAAGGGGCTGCTCTAGGCTATGGTGGTACACAAGCTAACTTCTGGGCCAACGCTATGGAACAGTTTGGTGATAGGGATTATGATAAATTTAATAAATGGATGGGTGGTTTAGTTGGTGGTGGCGGCAGTGCAGGTTCTGCGAGTAACGTAGGTGCAGGCAGTCTTGGTTTTAACATACACGCACGATAGGAGTATATAAATGGCAGACACACCGGGAATGTTTACAGGCTTAAATAAATACGAAGCCGAATTAATAGACGCTGCTAAACAACGAGAGGCTTCTTCAGCCGATGTTGGCACTGGTTGGCAGGCTATGACTAATGCCTCAGGCAGAGCTGGTGGCATGATAGGAAGAACGGTTGGTAAAGCACTTGGTGGCGTGACGACTGCTGAACAAAGGGTTGCGGACTTCCAAGGAATTGTTTCAAGTGTTCCTGACTTTAATCCTAATAAAGTAGAAAGTTTACAAGAGATGTCCTCAGCATTATGGCAGGGTGGTTTTTATGACCAAGCAAAAGATATGATGGACACTGCTAATATCTATCAAAGAAATTTAGCAGAGGTAGCAAAGATTGAACAAGAAACTAAGTCATTGGTAGCTGGTGATACATTAGAGGAAATGAAATTTAATGTTTCAAAACGAATGAGTGAGAAACAAATGGAACAAATAGATGAATTAATTTTTGATGCTCAGTATGGCAGACTAAATGAAGATTGGGAAATGCAATTAAAAGCTGACTTTAATAAAGCTCAGATTGACCAAATTGCTCAACTTATAGCTGCTTCAAAATCTGGGGTAGAGTTAGCTCAGGACCAGTTTGATTTAAGTGAAAAAATTGGTAATGCTCAAATCAAAGAGATTAAACAACAGATTAGAAATCTTAAGTCCGATGTTAAAGTTGATAAACAACAAATTAAGGAAAGTCAACAAAATATTAAACAAAGTGAAGCTTTGGTTGAGGACCTTTCTCTAACAGAGCAAGCAAAGAACTTTGAATTTGCTCAAGAGAATGGTAACTATACTGGTACCTTCACGGAATATCAGGAACTCATGGCCAACTTGAAAACTGTGGCTAAGGAAGGTTCAATTAATCTATTTGAATATGCTCAGACTCCAGCAGGTGGTAGCTATGAAGGTACACTGGAAGATTTTGTTACCAGTATTACAGGTGTGGATTATAAAGAAGCAAAAGCTGCTTCTGATGCTGCTGCTGATGACCTTGATACTACTTACTACAGTCTAGGTGCAACTGCTAAAACTAATCTAGTTAATTGGTTAGATGATGAGGTAGACTCAGGCTGGCTTGATGTCTTTGGTGCAGGTAATGAACAACTAGACGAGTTAGCTGACCACATATTCCAAATAGCTAAGAACACAGGTAAAACTCCTAAAGTGGTTTGGAACCATTATGGACAGGATGCTGCATACATCATGAAACTTCCTGTAACAAGGTCATTAAAACCTTATACAGAGAAAGCAGCAGGACAGGGTGGTTCAGATGATGATGGGTCTGGCCTAAAACCAGCAGGTTAAGTCATGGCAGTAAGAGTCCCTAGAGGTTATTCTTCAAGGCAGGAATATGCCAAGGAAGTTCTCGGCATGGATATTGGTGGGGTTATGCAACAACCATCAGCCACTACTCAAGACAGTAGGAGCTTCGGTAGCTTCACTCCTGTAACATTCGACAACGAGGCTAAGCCAATGAGGCTTGGTCCTCTTCGTCCAAGCATCCAAGATATTTCAACAGCAAATGATGAATTCAGTAATGAAGGGCTCTCTGCTGATTATTGGAAAGGATTAGATGAAGAGTTCTATAAAGATTATAAAAGATTATGGACTGAACTTGATGCTAAAGGTGATAAACAAGGTAAGATAGCACTTAATAAACAATTTGATTATTTAAAAAAATTAGCAAAAGACTTTGATAGGGACTATGCATTAACCTTTGATGGTCAAGAAGCTGAAGGTGCTAGGAATTTAATGGATTCCGCTTTGACTGAAGAGTGGACAATGGAGGATTTAAAGAGTAATCGTCCTCTTCTTGAATCAATTCAATTAACAAATGGTGCATATAATAATGATGGAACAGTAAAAACTAAAGATGAGTTATTACAGGAATGGGTAAGGGACCAACATCTACTTGAGTACAATCTTGGCAAGAAGGGAATAGAGGCTGTAAAACTAGCTAACCTGTCAACGATAGAACAAGATGCCATGGCTATACAATGGCTTACCTTTCAAAAGACTAAAAGCTGGATGGAGGAAGGTGGTATATCAGGTAAGGAAACACTTGAGAATATAAGTTTAGCAATTCTTACTGACCCTACTAATTATATTGGTGGTATTGTAGTTAGAGGTATTATCAAAGGAGGTTCTAAACTTCTAGGAAAAGACCTTGAAAAAGCAGCTGTTAAAAAAGGCATGTCACTTTGGTTGGCTAATCATCTTAAAACCAAAGCGGCTCTTAAAACAGGTGGTGTTTCCTCAGTTTGGGGTGCTACTTTCATGGCCGCAGATACTCTGTCCGACCAGAATATTAAAATACAGGGCGACTTACAGGATGAGTTTAATTTTACAGAGGTTGGAATAAATACACTCATTGGTGCTGCTACTGGTTTTGGTCTTGGTCTTGGGATTCATGGTGGTGTACAAGTTGTATCAAAAACTCTGGCAAACAAAGCTAATAAATGGCGTATCCAACAAGGACTTGATGACCAACAATTTATAGATGAAATAGGAAAAGCTGTTAAAGATAAAGCTTCTTTAAAGTTATTTTTAAAGTCAATAGGTTGGGACAGAAAATCAGTTAATGCAGAGGTTAGGAAATTAAAGATAGAGAAGGATGCTTATGTAGCTCCTACTATTGTTAGAAATTCTGAAGATTCCATAATAGGAAGAAGTCCACATGATGATTTTGTTCCAGTAGAGGGTGGGCCTGTTGTTCCTAAAGCTGTAGAGAAACTTGCGGCTGAGAAATTAAATCCTAAACCAAAAACTAAAGCTCAAACTGCTAAGAATGAACAGATATTAAAAGCTAGGGAGAGAGTTAAGCAACAAGGGAAACTTGAAGATGTTCTCTCTGAAGATTATGTTAATGTTAATAATGTACTGCTACCTCGTTTTAATAAGTGGGGTTATAATACATATAGATATATAAATGATAAAATAGGTGCAGCAACTGCACGTACTATGTATGGTCCTGATATGCAACTTGTATATTCAGGTGGTCGTAAACTAGGTGAGTCCATGTATGCTGCTAATGTAGCTATTGATATGAACCTAGCTAGAATTAATGGAAAGATTTCTCAATTTTATAAGAAGCATGAAAAGGAACTTGGTAATGTTAACAAGCTTATAGAGAATGGAGTAAAAGCTAAAGGGGTTACTCCTGTACAGAAACAGTTTGTAAACATGATACTCAAGGATAAGAAGAAGATTATTACTGACGCTTATAAAGCTAAGGTTATAACTAAAACAGATTACAATAAGTATATGAAGGATGATTCATATATACCTAGAGTCTGGAACTCAGCTTATCTGACTACAACTAAAGGAGCACGGGAGTTTGGTACATATTTACAAACAGTCCTAAAAAAGAATCCTGCTTCAGCTAGAAAACTTATAAGACACATCACAGGTGAAACAAGATATGCTGATGACTTTCTTAAAGGACCTATGAATGCAGCTCAGATTAAAAAACTATGGCACTTTAATGCTATTGAAAGAACTAACATCTCACGTTCCTCCCATTTAGAGAAAGCAAGGAAATTTGTTTTACCAGCTAGAATGGAAAGGGACCTTGACCCATTCATGGCTCCCGGTGAAGAAAGATGGGCCATGTTTTTTGCTGATACCATAAGACGTAATGAGTATGCAAAGAGGTTTGGTCCTAATGATGAAAAGGTTACTAAGTTTGTCAACAAGATGAGGAAGGATGCTAAAAAAGAAAGGAACCCAGCAAAGTTAAAGTCAGCTAAGGATATAGAGGAAGTTTATTTTACTGCTGTGGGCGACCCTGCTAAATCAGCTACTGTTGCAAGCACAATAGAACAAGCTGTAGCTGGTAAAGCTATAGCTAAGATTAATGCGTTCCAGAACTGGAAGCTAGGATTAGCGGCAATACCTAATGCTACACAGGGTTTTGTTAATGGAACAACCTTACTGGCTAAGAATACAAACATACTTACTCTTCCTTTTAGAGCTATAAGTGCTCTTGTAAGGGCTACAGTGAAGACGGAAAAGAGTAAAGAGATTGTTCGTAGAGCTGGTGTACTAGGTGACATGGATATGGCTAAGATTGCTACGGAAAATTCACCACACGCTAGGATTTTAGATAGAGAATTTGGTAAGTATTCACCATTAAGGATTCTTAATGAGCCTACTCTGTTTTTAAGGAGTGTGGGTTTTCTTGGTGTAGAGAGATGGAACCGTAGAGGTGGTGCAATATTTGGTTATGGACATATAAATGATTTAAATTCTAGGCTACAAAAGTTAGTTGCGAAAGGTGAAGTTAATTCAATTAAGTCATTGAAGTATCAAAAGCAAATGAAGGAACTAGGAGTAATGGACCCATTGAAAGGGGAACTAACTGCTAATGACATTGCTATTGCTAGTCACATGTTTAATAAAAAGATTAACTTCTCAGGTGAGTCCGCTGTTCTTCCTATTAATTGGCATAAGCCTTGGTTTAAGTTAGCAACTAAATTTAAATCATTTATGTTTTACCAAGCAAGGTTTCTAAAAAGGGAAGTATCTGATGAGTTATTTATTCATCACAATGCAAAGCCTTTACTTGCATACATGACCACAGCAGGTATAGCTGGTAATGTTATTGAACAGGTAAGAGGTGTGTTAACAGGAAGAGAGATTGAAAGAAATAGAGGTCCTTTGGAGTTATTAATAAACGGTATAGGACATGCAGGTAGTTGGGGACTCTGGTTTCAAACTATGCAGGATGTAAGTGAGAGAGGAGCGGGTGCTCTTGCTACTATCACTGGTCCAACAGTTACAGATGTGTTTGATACAGTACAGGACATATCCAAAGCTGATTTTGATAATATTTTATTAAGGATAATGCCTAACATACCGGGCAAAGGACAACTACAGAATGAATGGAGGGACGAATAATGGCAGGTTTATTTAGTAATGACGAACACCCTAATTTTTCATGGGGTGCTAAAGAGGAAATCTTTGATAATCTAGGAATACCACAGAAACGTGAGGATTATCTACAGGACCTTAGTGGCACTGGAAACTTGGAAAGGCAAATGGCGGCTCAAGTACAGGAACTGGACAGAGATGAGATGGAACAAATCTTACACCAGATACCTGAGAAAGCTGACAGGGAAGATTACATAAGAACTTACTTTGGAATGAAGTAATGGCTCTCGGTCCTCTCGTAAGTGCTGTTGCTGGTAAAGTAGTAGCTCCTTTGTTTTCAAAGGCTCTTAATACTAGGGCAGCAAAGCCTCTTGCACAGTCAGTAGCCGCTAATCTTGTTAATGACTTTACTGGATTCTATGGTACAAAAACTCAACACGATGCTTCTCTTGTAACTGGTGCGGCTAAAACTCTGTACAGTATGATAATTGAACAAGTTAACCCTAAGGTTTTAAAACTTAGAAGGGACTTAGGAATAAGTCATAGGACTCAGAAAGTAGCTAGAAATGTAGGAAATAAATTAAGAAGTGAGAAAGGACTATCAGATAGAGCTAAGGTTGCATTGAAGAGGAGGCTTTCATACAATATAACACAACATAGAAATTATTTAAAAGTTTTAGAGGGTAATAGAACACCTAATAAATCAGAGCAAAAGAAACTTTATGAAGTAAAGTGGGATAATCAACCTGAACAAATAAAGGAAGATTTAATTAATGTAGAAAGAGCAGCTGTATTAAAACTGGTTAATCAGTTGGAAGAGATAGGTGGTAAAAAAGCAATAATCAAAACATCAAAAGAACTTTCTAAGCAGGGAAAGATATGGGAAGGTCAGGCTACTCAACAACATCTACATAATGTAATGCAAGACAGACCATCCCCTATATTAGCTAAGAAACTTCAGCCTGAAAAGTTTCATGGGGAAATAATACCACTTAATAAAAAGAACTTTATTGAAATTAGTAAATTTGAAACACGTGAAACTACTGATGTATCTGCTTCTATTAGAGCAAAAGCTTATGACTTAGCAAAAGCAGCTTGGGGTAAGGAATTTCCTAAGGGTGAAGCTTTAATGGCTGTTAGAAAAACTTATCCAAGCACAGCTTCTGGAGATTTACGGAATGAAATAGGTCAGCGTTCTCATAATGACACATTAATGAGAATGGTTTTTGATAAGTATAAGAGCTTTAAAGGAACAAAAAGAATTCAACGTAAGGGCCAGACAGCCTCTGAAAAAGCTATACTGCAAATGAAGCAGGCATTTCTAAAAGAACTTCCAATTAAGGATGGTAAGAAAGCTATATGGGACAATGGTAATATTTTTGAAATAAGAGTCAAGAACCCAAACGTGCCAAGCAAAGAAAGTAAGATTAAATTTGAAGTGACAAAGGATGGTATATGGCATGGGGATAGCTATAAAAGTTCTGCTCATGAACTAGGTGGTGTTAATGTACAGACATTGATAAAGACTAATGGTGAGTCTATTCATTTTATATCGGATGTGCAAGATTTAAAAGGTATTCGGATGCCAGCTGGTAAAGACTTAATAGTTTTTAGCACTGTTATAAAACAAAATTATGGGGGAAAGTCTTCTGTCCTTACTAAAGCAGATAGAGATGTTATTAAAGTTGCTAAAGAAAAAGGTGAAGCAGAAAGAAATAAACTGTTTGAAGAGCAGAATATAATGGAGTCCATGAGGACTGGTGCTAAACCTGTAATGCCTAAAAAAATAGGTGGAATGAATGAAAGACAAGTAGCATTGATGGATGAGATAGCAGCTCTTAAACCTGACAATCTAACAATGGATGAATGGATAGAATACATTACTAAGCTAGGGTTAGTATCAGCTAGTGGTGTAATTGGACATGGTTTATTCGGGGGTGAGTAGTGGCTAATGCTTTTCAGATAGCTGGCTTACTTAGTGAACACTTCCCTGAGAGTGCCATATCTGCCATTCTGGCCAACATTGATGTTGAAACAGGGGGTACCTTTGACCACACTACGGAACAGCGAGGTGGGAAAGGTTATGGCTTATTCCAATTTGATGACCAACAGGAAGCTTATTGGGATTGGTTAGAGAGTACAACATTAAGAGATAGCCCTGAGTCACAAATTCAATTTGTTGCTGATGCTATATATAATGATGATTACAATGCGGAAGGAATGTTTACTGGTCCTTTAGATATTGGTGGTGAGAGTAGAAAGGCTATAAGAAAAGCTTTCAATGAGGGGTCCGCTGCTGAAATTGCTGAGGTTTTCTCTAAGGAATATGAAAGACCTAGCAAACCCAATATGAAAAAACGTATAGAGTCAGCGGAAGATTTTGAGATGTTTAAAGGACTGCTTACAAATCCTTTATAGTTTCCATGAGCTTAACGAGGCTCACTAATTGTAGTTTACTGGCGTTGTTATCGCCACCCATGACACTTCTTTGAGGTAGCTTAGGAAGTATTTCCTTTAGTTTCTCTACTGGAAACACCAAGCTACATACTAATTCATTATCAACTGTTAAGTTGTGTACCCACATATCAGCTTCAGTTGCTTTAATACCACTAGGCTTACCATAGCTTTCACTTTCTATACAGATGTTACCTGTCTGTGCCCACTTGTTCCTTTCAGTTTTTACTTCACAAGTCTTTGCACCTGAAAACATATCATCAATATACTGTTCCCAGTGCTTGCCAAAGGCCAAATCAATATCAAATTTCTTTAGTTCATTTATGTCGTTACTGTCATTTAAGGGCATAATTGTTCCTTTTATGTGAAATTAGAGCTCCATATCTTCGATTCTCGAGGACTTCTCTATGTAAGTAAGGGGTAGGGTAGGGGTAGATTTGCATAACAGTGTTATGCGATTGTAACTTGGTAGTCCCATCCATGTGGACAAGACTCCAAGTATTTTATTAGGTACATCAGCCACCAATCCAACCAAAGAACAAAGCCACTACAACAACCGCTAGAAACACAGTAAGCGACCTGTTCTTTAATACTTTATCTATTAGGTCTTGATAGTTCATTCGGATAACTCCTTACGAATATCATCGTCTAATAAACGCCAAATAATTATCGTAGCAATTAGACCGACAAGACCTGCCGCACCTAACTGACTAATTATTCGTATGATTGTACCAATAACGTCACCGCCTAAAAATGGTACGCTATGACCGAAGACAATCTGTAGAACGATTGCCAAACTAATCAACTTAATACCTACATTTATAGCGGCATCAGCACCTTTCATTACTTTATCTAACATTGTGTTTACTCCTTTTAAGTTTAACATCAACCTCTTTCAGAGTTTTGTCTGCTTTTTTTAACAGAACAGGTATCTGTACCTTTTCCTTCCATAGTTTACGTATCAAATTTACTTTCATAAGTACCCACTCCAACTCCACTCTCCATCTTTTCAAAATCAGGACCTAATTCTTTTTTATATACAGACTCCATGAACTCTTCAGAGGTATCATCATCATCAAACAGTCTTATATATTCAGAGTCCTTGGTGAAATCAATCTTCTCTATCATAGCATTTCTCCCAATGTCTATCTAAATACTTCCTTACTATCGTCCACGCTTTCTTACCTCTGTGTGTGACAGTACATTCCATACAGTCCTTCAGTCCATTACTCAGTAGTGGTACATTCACAGGGCATTCGATGAAGTACAACGGACAGTAACAGAACATACAGTTGAACTCCTTGTCTTCTATACCCTTATGACAGGGGAAGAACTCACATTCTTTATTGGTATATATCTGATAACTCAAATATGCCAACCCGCACATAAAGTTTCATACGATGGAGAGCAAGTTAATTGTTGCATCCGTTTCTCTTCCATCATAGTTTCAAATTCACTACAACCAACTAACAACATAACTAAAATTATAAACAATATTATTTTCATTCTCATACCCCTATTATACCATTAAAAGCCTTTTCATTCCACCTCTCTTTCCTCTTCAATTAAATCTACTAGTTCACATACACTTCCATTACAGGCCATGGTCTTCATACCCTTAGTAGTGTCTGTAAGCTCGTATTCTTCGATTCTGGACCAGTTAACTGCTTCAGGCATGCCCCCTACTGCTTCGAGATAAACTCCCTCTGTACAGTCCTCATAGGGTGCCTGTTGATAAGTGTGGTCTGAGTAGGGTAGGAAGCTGACACCACTCACTTCCTCAAAATGTTCATATACCCATGCCCCAACATCCATCCATTCATGTTCCTTAACACTGATAGTTACACTGGGTTTATGCTCACAATAATACCTCTGATATGTGAGCCATAGTTCAAGCTGTTCTATTGCTGTCCTATCATCTCTAAGCACAGCATTTTCAGGTGCCTTCATAGGGAAGGTAAACACATTAACACTGTCAGGTTTCATAACATCAGGTTCACAGGGCACACCTTCATCCTTCATGAGCTGTGATATAGGGTCCTTCACATCCGCTCTGACTCTTCGTAGATAATAATTGTTATGTCTAGGATGAATGCCTGATGCTGAGTCCACTAATTGACTGACAGTACCACTAGGTTTAATAGCTGTAATGGATGTGGACTGATTAATTCCTAATCTCTTTGCCCATTTTTTGTTAGTCTTTATTGCTAGTTCTTTTAACGAGATAAGGAACTCAGGTAGGGTATCCTTAGTATGCCATCCCCTTTCCTTTCTACTGGTACCATTCATAAATGAATTGTCCATGATACCAGTAAGGCTTACACCTAAGAGTGCCTCCTCCTCTGTATTAATGGTCCATTTTTTCCTAAGTCTTTTTATGTTTGTTAATGAAGCCTGAAAGGTACCTAGTATTGTAGCTAGTTCCACCTTCCTTCTTAATGATTCTATTGAGTCATCATTTCTAATGACAACTTCCGTTAGATTACAGAACTGTCCATCCCTAAGAATAATTTCCGAGCAAGGGTTACATCCAAACTCATGGTCAGGGTCCCTTCTCTTTGTCTTAGCAACCTGTTTGATTGCTGCTTCCCTATTAAATATACCGCGCTCACCTGATTTAGAATCATAAAGGGAAGTCCATTCCTTCATAAAGATACCCATGTCCGGCTTCTCTGTATAACAGACAGAGTTATTACTCAGTGCCATTTCCGGTGTATCTATCCACCACTGGCCAGTCTTGGCACCACGCATACGTTCATCAGTTAAGTTAGATAGAGAGATGAGGGCACTTCGTCTAACACCGCCCACTACAACTACTTCCGCTACCTTACACATCAGTCTATGACACTCATAAGAGTTGAGTTTCCTACCCGCTGCATTACGAAAGATAGTACAAGCGAAGTGAAACAAATCCACCAGTGGCTCAGGACCACTAGCTCTACCACCAAATGTATTGAGTCTGGAACCCTTAGGTCTAACCTTGGATACATCCCAGTGCGGTACTTCACCATCAAATAGATAGCTGATAAGTTTTTTAAATGCCCCTTGCCATCCTTCCTTGCTATCCTGTACTACAATAGTGTCATCTACATCCACCACTTGCTCAGGTATCTCAGGTAGTTTATTAATATGTTGTCGTTCAACACTGAATCCTACGCCAGTGCCATGCATGAGGATATATAAACACTCATCGAATGCCTTCGGGTGGTCCACGCTGAGGTAGGCACAGTTATATCCTGCTATATGATTTTCCTTTAGTGCCTTACCTGCTGTCATTAAGGCTCTCATGCTGGGCATAATCTCAAGATTCAATACTGCTGTTTCCAGTTTCCTCCTAGTCTTGGCTGTAAGTTCACCCTCTGTATTTTCCTTGAGGTGTTCCTCCATGAAGTCAAAGTAACGGGCAACAGTTTCCTTCCATGTTTCCCTTCTGTTCTTTTCAGGTAGCCACCTAGCATATCTACTAAGGGCAATAAAGTTTTGGTAATCATTCGGTAGTGTGTTCAATATGTCCTCCTCGTTTCTTGTTCTCTTTCTTCTTGTTAGTAATAGTCTTGGTATGCCATAGCCTATCATGCCTCAAAGCATACTTTAGTTTGTTTATGATAGGATGTGATTTAGTCTTCATCTTCTATCCCATCAAATTTATGAATGTTGTCCATCAACTTGTCTTCAAATTTTAATAACAACTCTTCAGGTTCAATTTCCAACACTTCACAGAGCAAGCATACGTCAAACATGCCAGCTATCTTTTCTTTTAGTTCATTGAATAGTAGTGTCATAACATTTTTAACTCCTCTAATGTATCCATTGTAAACCATCTGAAGCCTTCCTTGTCACACCATTCACCCATAGTTATTTTGCCACCCTTCCTAACTTTTTTCTTAGGGTTGGTAAGGATGAACACCAGTTCGTAGGCTGGGTAGGAATCCCTAATGGAAATATATTTTCTGGTATCACCATTCCTAAAGAAGCCTTTACATTCAACCAGTAAATCATCCTTAACAAAATCAGGAATATAGTTTGCTTTGATTATGTAGGGATACTTACATGGTTCATACTGCCACCCTGTTAACTCATCACCTACAGCTGATTCAAAATTGTTCCTATATTTAATGGTACTTTTGGCTTTCATTTTCATCGGGTATAAAAATAAAGTCTAGGTCCTCACTATCCGATGTGAAGTCCCCTTCCTTTATTGCTGGTTCCTTCATACTATCCATCATTAAAGCAAGATTGGTTAGTAATTCCTCTTCATCATTAGCAATGACCATTACTGGCTCTGCTCCAACACTTTCTATATTATCATTGGAGTCATAGAACACTTCCCGAATTGAAACGTAACCGTCCTGTCCTTCTAATAGTCTATAGTTCCATTGCTGGCTCATCTTACCTCCATGACATTAGGTTGTTTATTAACTACTGCTAGGAACCTTGGACCATTTGAATAGAGAAAGGTTCTCATGTTAGGGTAGCAGTGTTTCTTAAACTCACAGTAAGAACATCCTACAGGTAATTTCATGTTACCTGATTTACCATCAGCAACTAACTCATAACATGGCTCAGGAATAGTATCGTTTTCTATCATTTCCTTAGCGTGTTTAATTCTCTTAACAACATCCTTGTTTATTAGGTCTATCTTTGTTGTTGTTAAGTGGCCATTCTGTTTATCCATGGCTAGGAACATAGCTTCATCAGCGTCTTCCGCCTGACCATAGCCACTGAGCTGGTCTATGTACCCAAAGGGGTCATCATATTCCAAGCGGTTTTCCTTGAACTTCTTAAAGCCATAAGTTGAAGTTGATTTAACATCAGTCAGTACACCGTCAATCTTACAGTCCATGGAACCTTTAATACCTTCAAGCTCCACTCTTTTCTGCTCATCAGTAACATCATGTCCTGATAGTTTGACTAAAGCTAACACCATTTCCTCAATCAAGTGTCCATAAAGAAACTTAATTAGAGTATTGGCTCTAAGTTTTTCACCTTTGTATTCACTTCTTCTATGTCTATACCATAGTTTCCTATCGGGTTGTCCTATGTTGGACATCCTTAGGGTACCACCACTGTAATCTTTAGGGTAAAGCCACTCTCTCAATATGGTTTCCATGTTGGAACCAAAGTCCTTAAAGATTTGTTCAGCGGGCACTCTTGCAGGATGACTCTTAGTTTCCGCCATGTGGTATATATCTTGAACTAAATTATCCATTGCTAATCCTCCTTAGCTTATTATGTTTCTTACTATTTTTTACTTCCTGCTCTATCAGTTTATCTAAAAACCAACGAGCTTTCCTTAGGTCATTTATCCCATCCTTGAACCTCCAGCGTGCAATGTATTTTTGTACATTAGCAGTTAGGTAATCCATCTTTTGGTCCAGTATAAAATCTATGACCTCAATCTCGCCCTGTTTGTAATGGCTTGGGCTTATGTCGTCTAGTGTGTCTGTTCCCACGTTTCACCTACCTTGTATTGACCATCCAGTGGACAGTTTAAATTAAACTCTTCGCCAGCTTTCTTAATCGCCATGACAGCAATTTCACCGAAAACTTTAGCATCCTTTTCATGTACTTCAGATTGTATTTCATCGTGTATATTTCCTATAATTTTATAATCTATTCCCTTTAGTATAGCATATCCATCGAGCAATACTAAAGCCTTTTTCATAATGATTGCACCAGCTCCTTGAAGCAGGGTGTTGAGAGCAGAGTGCTCACTTCTAACCCATATCTTTCTACCGTCTATGCCAATCAAGTATCCTCTCTTGGACGCTGTTGTCACTCGTTCCCTAAGAGATTTAAGTGCAGGTGTGTTATTAAGAAACTTTTTCTTAACTGTCCTACCAATTATTTTACTACCACCTACAATGGTACCAATCTTCTCATCACCAGCTCCATAAAGGAAAGCGTAGATGAAAGTCTTAGCTTGGTCGCGTGTAGCTAGACCGGCTGACTTTTGATTGGTGGAATGTATGTCACCACTAATAACTTCCTCGGTGTAGTCATAGTCATTCATATAGTGGGCGAGCATTCTCAATTCAAGACTACTAGCATCACAACCCACCAGCTTATAACCCTTAGGTACGGTCCATAATTTCCTACACTCCTTACCATAAGGGGAATAGGAAGCAGGTACCTGTGCCATGTTAGGTTTACTGTGTGTCATTCGACCAGTA